CGCTAGGCGTATTTAATATCTCTATGAGACCCACAACATTATCTCCGTCCATCTGTGCATCTCTAACGATGTGAGATACATTTTTTAATTCGACAACAGAGGAATCAGGGTGATCACACTCACCAAGTGCTCGATTTTCCTGTATAAACTTTTGATAATTAAGGACCTCTCTTTCTAAAATTGCCTTAGGATAAATCCTTCCATTCTGATTTAGTGTATCACATCTCTGCAATATACCCTTTAGCATTATCTTTCCGTCATTGCTCTGAATTGACTCGTTTATCATTTCAGTCGTGTAACTTAGCGGCAACCACTCTGTTAAGAGCTTAAGATTATCTTTATTCATTTAGAGACTCCCTTACTTCTTCATGAAGCTTCATTATCACTAGAAATTTAGAAATATTATCATCAGAGATTATGCTAGAATCCTGTCTCTCAACTTTATTTTTCACAAGATCTATTTTCTCAAGTATTATATTATTATCTGTGTTTTCTTTAAGGGATTCAAGATTTTTGATTGTCTCTAGCCTGACATTTTTTAAATTTCGCTTTATAGAGGATCCGTTATCATTTGAAATAGAGAAAACATATGACTTTATTAATCCTCTCTGTTTTTTATCAAGCTTCCCCTTGTATTTATCATTTATTTTTTCTGTCATTATCTTAACAACAAGCTGATTGACGTCTGGATTTGAAATTTCATCTATTAAACATGATTCTTTCTCACTCAGCAGCCACTCTATGACTTTTGCTTCATATTGAACCATTTTAGATAAATTAGACCTGTCTTCTTTTCTCCACTCATTTAAAAGTGTTTGGATTGTCGCATAAATTTTATACTCAGGTATTCTTCTGTGATAAAAGTCACCATCTTGTAATGTGTGATTTATATCTCGTATAAGATATGATTTTTCCTTTGAAAGCTTTCCAATGTCACATCGTCTAGCTGCATTCTTTGCCTCTGTTAAAATTGCAGCAGCGATTGCAGAATCACTGATTGTTGACTTTGCAAGTGCATTAAATAATCTAAATTCCCTATAGAGTGCTGTAGAGCTATCAAATCTTTTTTCTATGATCTTTAGTGCCATAGCTGCTTTATTCTTATCACTCTCTACGAGAGAGTTTGAGATATTTCTTAATAAAAGCTCATAAATGATCCCTACATTTCTCTTTTTATTGTGAGATCTTCCCATTATTTTTAGTCCTCCCCGTAAGATTCATGCTCACGAGATTGTATGTCTAACTCATCATTCTCAGAAAGAATTGTCCTTTTATTATGTATTCTCTTCTCTAGAGATTTTAAGGTCGATTGTAGTCTAGCAGTCATATTTGCATGATTATTAAGCTTATCATCAAGAAATCCAGTCATATATCCCTCATATTCGTTTAATCCAGTCCTATGTGCTCTTCTCAGTGGATTAACAGCATCTCTTTGTTCACCTTTATCTTTTTGCCTTCGGAGCTTTTCAGCGTATGGGTGAGAAATAGAGTCTGAAACATCTGAAGGATCATGCGACACAAGTGAAAGATGATCAGTATCTGAGTACCCTTTTCTATTTCTTCTCTTGCTATTTGCTATATCTTTTTCGGCCTGTGTTTCAGGATCACTCTCTAATAGTTCATCTTCGATGTCATAGTCACTCTCCTCATTGTCACTCTCCTCATTTATTGACGATAGCCTGTTAACAGTATTTTGAGCAATAATTGGAGAATTTATGTCTGATATTGATAGTTTATCAAAGTCAAAGCCTGATTTATTATCACTGATGTCATCTATTTCAGATTCAGCTAGCGGTGGTGCTGAGAGATCTCCTCCCAGCTCTTCATCCCCTCCAGACCCTGGCAACTTGACAGCTTCAACCTCAAGATCTTCTTCCTTATCTTCTATTCTCTCTCTTTGAATATTAGCGATGTCGTCATCTGTCATATTAAATAGCTTTTTTCTAACCCAGTCCCTACTGACAAGCCCCTCATTTCCTGCTGCAGATGTTGCAATTTCAAATCTTGTCCTATATAGTTCTAGCTTTTGCTGCTGTGCAATCGTAGAGGGATTGCTGAGCTGAAGGCTGAAGTCTAGGAGGTCTTCTCCCTCAAATCCATTGCAAAATAAGTGAATTATTGCTATCTTATTGAGCTCAGCTACAACTGTTCTTTGAATTCTAGCAATTGTTCTAGAGAATCGTATGTCTTCTTGAGATAGGGTTGCCTTTGCTCCGAGCCCTTCATCATATCCAAGATATGCCTTAGGTATTTTTAATGCAGCAAAAAGCTTTTTTTGTATATACTCAACATCTTCGATTGCTGTTGCATTTGCTCCCCCAGCTAGCGTGTCAATTTTTGTTCCAGACTCTGCCCCCCTAACTGGAATATAATAGTCCTCATCAACACTCAGAGGATTATATCTCAGGTCAACCCTTCCAGATGACTTATCAATCACCTCGGACTTCTTTAGTGTTGACTGAACCTGCTCCATATAGTTCGGAATATCTTCTGGAGGAACATTTCCGACATCGACGTAAAACACTCGTCTCTCAGGTGACCTGACAACCCTATAGACTAGCATAGCATCCTCGACAAGTATCAGCTGTCTCCAAATTCTTCTCGCAGCTTCAAGGACAGAAGAGCCATATGGCAGGAATGCATCATTTCCCAGGACTCTCATATGAGAAACTTGCCAATTTTCAAGTACCTGATTCCCCTGGGTCACCCACCTAAATCTCACTGCCATCGGATCTTCAGGATCAAAGCCCTCCTCTCTCTCTACCTCATTAACTGGCATAGGATATGCATTAATGACTCCCTGGTCTGGGGCAACATCATTGAATAAGAAAAAGTCTCCGTACTTACAAAGATTTCTTACCCACGAAGTGAGGTTAAATTCCACGTTTAGTGTGTCATAAAATAGTTCAGTTAATAGTCTATCTATCGTAGGATTCTCAGAATAGATGTGAAGCACTCTTCCGTGTTCATCAGATGCCACAGTTTCTTCTGAATATATGTCTAGCGCACTGGATATCTCTGGTGTATATTCCATCTCTGAAAAATCAGAATATCTTGCCATCCTATCATACGTGCCATATGCGCTCATTGCTGTGCTATAGACGTGGCTCTGATTTTTTCTAAAAAGCTCAAAGGCTGAGGATGTCTTAGAGCTAGATTCAAAATCTCGAACCTTTCTCTTTATGACTGGACCGCTTCTGAACAGCTGTGTTAACTTTCTGAATAGGCTTTTATTTGAATTTGCCATTTAAATCACCGATATTTTATCTATTTAACTACCCAGTCCCATTCTGATAGCATTTTAATTTTAGAATTCCACCCAGGAGATAAAGAATTTTTCTTCATATCATCTGGATGAGCCTTTGGATCTCTACTTGTAGAGCTATGGGGTCTACCTTCTGTTATTGCTCCTGGAAGATCATCATATGAGTTTCTCGTTAACTTCATTCCTTCAAGCATTGAGGCATTTAAAACTTTTGAATTTTTGCTATGGTCTGATGAAGTGTCGTACAGCCACATATTAATTGCAAAACTCATTACTAGATCGTCATTATACCCTTTCATCGCCTGTGCCTTGTTAGACTTCCAAACAAATGTTTTTAACTCTTCATAAAATCTAGATGAGTATACCTTTATTTGCTTATTTCTAATAATTTCTTCTAGCTTTGTTAGTATTAAATTACGCGTCTTTCCACTTGTTGTAAAACCTGCGATCTCGGAATCTGATTTTGGCTGGTACCCTCCTATAAATACTGACTTTCTTTTTGAGTAGTATAGGCAGGGATAATTTAAATCTTTGAGCTTAACAATTGTTGCAAATCCATATGAATTATTTTCTGGACAGAGAAGTGCATTATTATATTTTCTTCCATATTCATCTAAAATTTCTCCAAATCTATCTGGAGGTAGTTTGCCCTTATACTCAGCAACACACTCACCTGTATCTATATCAGTTACATGAAATGTAGAAAAGTCTTTTGAGTCACCCCGAGATATATCAGCGGAAATAATGTATTGATGTTCTGATAGTGGGTATTCCCAGATCCATATATTTCTATCAAATCCTGTTCTTTCTCTAGGCGGCTTTATTTCCTCTCGTACCCACTCAATATCTGTGACTGATAGAAATGTCTCTCCTGAGGATGCAAAATCGCATAAATACTCCTGTGAGATCTGGCGGGGTGATAAGTTTTTAGTTGTGAGATCAAACCAGTTTTTATCTCTTTCTGGGTGTACGTCCCAAGGCAATCTTATTGATTGAAATTCATTCAAGTTCGCCTCTGCATCTGTATATAGCTTGTAATATTGTCCGCCTACACCATTGGGTGATGAGAGAATAATAACTCGGCCCCCTGTTGATATTGTAGGATAAAGGCCTGTCCACAGCTCATCAAAATTTCTAACAAATGCTGCCTCATCGATGATTAGAAGTGACAAAGCCTCGGATCGTCCAGCATCTTCAGAGGTAGGAACTGCTTTTATTGATGATCCGTGATTAAATTCAATTAGCTGCTTATTATTCGTTACTATTTGAGGTAAAACTAGCCATGCTGGAAGACTTCTTATCATTGTTTTAACTTTTGTGATAAAGTTTTGAGCAACACTCAGCTTTGTTGCGATAATAAGAATATTTTTATCTTTTTGAAAAAGAGCAATCCACGTCGCATATGCAGCAACAAGAGTTGACATTCCTAGCTGTCTAGACTTTAATATTATTGAAAATCTGTTTTCAATAAAAGTCTCAACACAATCATCTTGAAAGGGATAAGTATCAAACTTTATCAATCCTCTAACTGGGTGCTGAATTCTCAGATAAGAGTTAAAAAAGTATGTAGGGTCTTTTCCACACTTTATTATCTCTGATATCTG